CGCATGAAGACGACGCAGCAGCGTGGAGTGATACATCTTCAATTCATCCGCCCATTCAATGAGAGGCTTAGTCTCTCCATTGAATGTCAGATGTTTTGAAACGCGCGTATTTCGCTGCTGTGTCTTGATGTCAGCCCATCGACAATTTGACGGCTCATAATGACCATCAACGTCGATGCGGTCCAATGTGCATCCTTCTGGCCGTTCTCCCATATCTGAAAGAAACGCCTCGAAGTCATGATGCCAACGATCACAAACACTGATCCCACGGCCACCATAGCGTGCATAGTCTTTTGAGTTGGGATTGAAGCATCGCTGCTTCATCGACTCCCAAGACTTGAACGTGCGCGTTCCAGTAAAACCGTGAGTAAGCGTGCTCATGTGTTGTAAAGGACTCCTTGCAAAAATGCATTGGAAAGTGTCATATTTCCTGCCCATCCAATTAATTTTACCATGGCGTCCTGATTGACGCTGAAACGGTCGGGATCGAGCGGGACCATGTTGCGGCGAGCGTGCGGGCGCCAATGGATGTACTTGGTGTTGAGCATGTACATCGTGTTGGACGGAGCACCGCCAACGGCCGAGGTACCGGCCGAGGTCTCGTAAGGCAGCGGATCGGTGCTGAAGCCCTGGAAACCGCCGTCGAGCACGACATCGGCCGTGTTGTACTTGAGCGTCTGATAGCCCAAGGTACCGAACTCGCCCGAACCGTTCTCGCTCGCAATGCGCTGGATCGCCTGAAGCGACTGCCAGTAATACTTGTAGTAGTTGTTGTCAGCGACGATCAGGTCGGGAGCGTCACGGCCACGAACCAGAGTGACCCACAGCGAATCCATGTAGTTCTGGATGTTCGCCGCAGTCGCCGCAGCGCCGCCGTTGGTGACAGCGCCATAAGCCTGGTTCTGCCAGAACGTCCAGGTGGCGCGATCGATGCCGCCGACGATGCCAGAGGTGGGTGAGGCCGACACGAGCAACTGAAGGCCGTTGACGGAGCCGGTCACAGTGCCGTCGCCATAGACGCCCTGCGACATGCCGTTCATGAACGTGTCTTCGGCGTTCTCAATACGGCTTTCAAGCAGATCGATGATCGCTTCCTCGCCGGAGTTCTGGAGTTCTTCCAGGCCGGAGATGGAGACTGCAACCGCAGACTGGCGGATCGGGTATTCCGCAGCAGAGAAGGTCTGCGACGGCGCGATATTCAGGGTCTGATAGCCCGAATACCACTGGAAGGTCTGGTTGTTGGCGTAGTTGAGTTCCTGGACGATGGTACGACCGCCAGAAAACGTCTTCATGCGCCCGCGCTTGCTGAGACGTGCCAGCAGAGCGTTGTTGCGGCTCATGTTGTCAGCCAGTTCACCCGTGCGATTCCGCAGAGTGGTCGTCACGATTTCAGAGAGATTTGGAAAGGCCATTGCCTACCCCTGTGGGTTAGGCCCGATTCCTCTCCGAGACCTCGTTCACGGCTGCCAGAATGGATCCACGAACACCCTTGCTGCTCTTGTCCTGCGGCACTACGGCACTTTGACGTGCGCGCGGCGCGGGGGAGACAGCGGCGAGCCTGGCCTTGGCGGCCTGCTCTGCCTGCGTCCTGGCGTATTCGGCCTGTCGCTTTTCTTCCTGCTCTCGCAACATGGTTTCACGCAGTTCGGGATCGGCCCAGATCGCCCGTTGATAGGCGCCTTCCAGGTCATTGGGTTGCACCAGCCCTGCGGTCATCATCTGACCCATGGCCACGCGCACCTTTTCGAAATGCGGCTTGTCCTTTGCGAACGCGGAAAGCTCGGCAGCAATACGGCTCTGCTCTGCCTGCTGTTGGGCAGTGACAAAACCAGAAACTTGCTGCTTCAACTGGCCGACTTCATCCAAGACGGGACGAAGGTGCTCCGGAATATCCTGGCTGCCATCTGAGGGCGCGGGAGATCGGGCGAATTGTGAAAGGTCAACGCCATACTGCTGAGCAAGCTGGGCAATGGTCTCCCGCGGACTGCGTGCAATCGCGGCTTCCCACTCAAAGAGGCGGCTGACGGCCTCCGCATCGTTCTTGAGGCCAAATTGCTGAAACCTGGCCCGGTTCGGTGCTAGCACCTGCTCGATGGCGTCGTACTGCTTGGTCTTCTCCGAATAGGTTTTGAACCCATTGGAGACTTCATCTTCCCGCTTCGCAATATCCTGTCTGAGAGGATGATCGGGAGGCAGGGAATTGTAGAATTCTTTGGAGGCTTGAGACCAGCCCGGCGGAGGGCCGCTCGTCTTGGGGGGCGTTTGACCTTCCGCCGGGACTGGAGGCTCCCCTTCGGCGGGGCTCTTGGCCGGCGCGACTTTCTCAGCAGCCGGCTTGATCTGCTCCTTCGCGAACTTGCCCTGTTCATCGCGGGTGCGCTCAATGCGCTCTTTCTCGCGGACTTCCTCGACCGACTTGTTCAGGGTTTCGCGGAGGGAAAGACGCTCGGGCGGCGAAGTATCGCGTCCGATATCACCGCCTGACGTGGAGGCGATCTCTGCGGATTCCGCGGCGTGGGTATCGGCTAGTTCTTCAGCCAAGCAAATTCCCCGTAAGAATATGCAGGCTGATATAGCTTATTCGGGAATCGCGCTCAGAAATGAAATTGAGTTTTCAACATGCTGAGTGTCTTCCGGAGATGGCATGATCCGTTTAAGCCTCGCCATCTCTTCTTTCATTTCCTCTAGCGTGACAGATTCACGCTCAGATGCCCATTCGTGAAGTGCCTGCGCTCGCTTGTCGGCAATAGATATTCCTTTGGACTCAAAATTCCATTTGATAACATTCATCGCCCGTTCCTCAGCTCATAGATCGCCCGCTTGATATCCTCGCGCCTCTGTCCCCTGTCCAGCTTAACAGGATCGCGAGGTTTCATCACCTCGTTCCCAAGCTCAATGCATCCCGCCGCCCGCGTCGCCCTGCTGAAGGCCCGCTTGCTGGTCATGATCTCGCCCGTCGCGTGATGCTTCAGCGCATCCATATTGTCGGAGATGACGTAGGGTGCCGCTGACTTGAAGTGCCTCACGCAGGCATCGGGCCACGGTTCGTCCAGGTCGTGCCACTCGCCGCACACCCTGCACATGCGCTGCGTCATTTTAGCGCCTCGTTAATCATCTCAGCCCAAACAATCCTCGCTGTGTGGCTGCCATCCTCCCATTTGGCAGCGTTTATCATCTCCAATGTGGGCTCCCGCATGGCCTCGATCGCCGCGCGGGCAAGTTCAAGGTAATAGTCAAACATTACCGAGACATCGCCGTCCGCCTCGCCATCGGCCTTGGCAAGCACCTTCGCAACTCGATCCACCATCTCGCTCATACTCTCGCCCTCCTCTGCGGCGCCTGCTTTTCCCACAAATCGTTCAAGCTCACCTCGTTGCCTGGTCCGACAATCAGGATCTTGCCCTGCTTCCTGATCGGATTGTCCTTCACGTACGGACGGCTCATGCAGGCGTACCTGATCTCGTCCGGCGCGTGATCCTCGTTCTCCGTATCCACGTCCTCAGGCTTGTTCTGGTCGTGCTGGAGCGCGGGTAGCGTTCTTATGCTGTCTCGACAGGTGGAGAAGAAATACAGCATGGGCCGCTCTCCGTCCCCAATGAGACGCGCCCGTACCTGATCCCATCCACCCATAGCGCCTCGGGCAGAAACCCGCGCGTTATCAGCACGTCGGAAAAATACCCTGCGAGTTGCCATCCGCTCGGCAATACTTGGTCCACCGTCACTGGCGAAAGCCGCAGGGTCCAGCACCCCATAACTGATGGCAGACTTGCCTTCGAGGTCTCTTGGCTCATCGGTTTCCCTTGCTATGATGCCGTCTGCGACTTCTTCGGCTGGGAGCTTGAGGCCAACGTTAGGAGCGTTGGCACCGTACCACTCTCGATATCGGATGAGCGCACCTCGCGGTAGCACAACTGACCCTGCGGTCTCCCGCGAATCTGATCCGGGTGAACCTCCCGACCGTCCTCGTATTTGAAAGTCATCACCCACCACCGCCCACCAGCCGATACTAAACGGCCTAGCACTGCCCCAGTCTCCTGACCGGAATCTGAGCCAAGTGTCGGGGATTTGGAATGGTGGAATGACATGCTTAGCCTCCGAGAATTCAGGGAAGAACGCACCATCGATAACCGACCAGTCGCCCTCAAGCCACGCGCGAACTAGGTTCTCATTGCCAACCATCTGAAGGTTGGCGACGTACTCTGATCCGAGATACCGATTGTCTTGCAGCTTCGACGTTTGCCTGCGCGGCCTCCACTGCAGCAGCGCTTGCCTTGGCTGCGGCGACTGCGTTGTCATACTCCTGTCTTGCGACCTCGTCTTTCGCGACGAGCATTCGATAA